TAAATACACTTATACATAGGGAGTATTTAAGTGGCTAACGTATTCAACTTTGGGTTATCTGGCATAGGCGGCAATGTTCAGATCGGAAAAAATGGACCAAAACTTGTAGGAAATGCTGATTCATCTACATTTAGTATTACAGATGATGCAGGAACTCTCACTACTATACAAGGTGCAAATGCAGTTTCTTCATCAGATTTAGTAACAAAAGCACAATTAGATGCTCAGGCGTCTGGAACTAATGGATTTGAATTAGAACTAGGAAACATTTCATCAGAAGGAGACGGTAGTTGGACTGACGGTGCTGTACAAACAATAACTAATTCAACAAGTATTTCAGAAGGTTTAGACAAAATAAATGAAGCATTGGAAAATGTTAGAAACGATACTTTTGTAAAAAGTGTGTCATTTACAGCATCTCCATTAAGTGGTGGTAATCCTTTAACTACTACATTAACAACATCTGTAGTTGGTAATGCCAATAGATACACAATTGATTGGGGAGACGGTACCAGTACAACAGCAACATCAGATAGTACTCCTAGTCATACCTATACAGATAATACAAATTCACCTTACGACATAACCGTAACTGCATTTAATAATAATGGTTCAGGAGAAGGTAGCACGGCATCAAGTACAAGATCAGGTTATGTAACTCTATACACAGCAACACCACAAGCAGACTTTGAATTATATACTGCAAGTTCAGGTGGTTCAGCATTAACAGGAAATAGTAGAGAAATAGATGCTGGTGAAACAATTTATTTAGAAAATACAACAACAAATTCAAGTTCAGCAACTTGTACATATCAAATTAATTGGGGAGACGGAAGTGCAAATACTTCAGTAACTTCAGGAGGAGCAGGTGATGTTGGCCAGGCTAGAGCAAGTCATACATATACTAATGACAGTGGCTCAGGTACATATACTATTACTATACAACAAACTGCTCATAGTACAGCAGATCCAAGTGAAGTAGGAAGTACAGCAACAGAGATTTTAAAAGTTTACGACACCGGAATAGCGGCACCAAATGGATTAAGTACTAAAACACTATCTTTTGGTGAAAGTAGTACAGGTTCTAGTCCAAGAGCCGCAAGTGGCTTCACAGATAACAGTACTGAAGATTCAGTAAGTGCAGGTTCAAGTGTAACAAGAATTACGGCATCTAGTGCAGGTAGTACAACACAGTCAAGTGAAATTAGTAGTTTTGCTTACGACGGTGATGCAGGTGATGTTATTGCCTATGTGGACGGTGTGTCTGCAGGCTCTATTACTTTAAGTGGTTCAGACAATAGCGGTTCAAGTGGTAACTTAGTAATTACTCAAGAAAGTGACTATCAATTCCTTAATAGTTCAGGATCTTCAACAGGATTTACATCAAGTGTTTATTCACCTGGTCTTTATCAAGGATTTAAAGCAAGAGTATCAGCAAGTACTACTGGTTTAGCAGTTGGATCTCATAGTTTTAAATTAGGTCACAGCACAACAGGTAACACAAATGTTATTAGTTTTGTTAAAGATGATCTAACATCTACACCTTCAGTAAATATGGGTAGTGCAACATTATCAGAATCTAGTGCAGGTACACTAACATATGATTCAGGTGTTCCTTATTACACTAACAATGCAGTACTAACATTATCAGGAGTAGGTGTAACTAACTGGATCGGACAATGTTATAGAAACGATAGTGCACCTTTTGATGTTACTAACGGCACAAACTTTGAAAGTACTTCAGGTTCAACAGTTAGTTTCCAAGGATTTAGTTATAGTGACATAGACGGTGCGTCTACTATGTTAGATAGTGGTACACCTAAAGTCAATATTGGTACATCAGGTACATACACATTAGGTGATATTTCCGTAAGTGTTAACGGTGGTGGAACTGGCGTAGAACAAATTAAAGCAAAATTAGACAATGTAAACGGTACAGGAAGTTATTCAGAGTTTACAGGAACAAAAGTACAAGCAAAAAATAGTAGTTCTGGTATAGACGAAAGCATACCAGTTGCAGACAGTTTAGGTGCTACACATGATGACGATGGTTTAAGAATTACAGGCTTTGGTTCTGCAGGAGATACACCATCATTTAGTAGTTCAACAAACTATTATACAGGTAGTGCTTGGAGTGGTGCTGTTACTGTAGCAGGAACACAAGAAGCAATAACAAGATGGGGTATATTATCTCATTTTACAACAGATTTAAGTTCAGGTTATTTACCAGCAGGTCCAGACTTGAACACAGGCAGAAGTGGTGCTCAGTACTTTACTTTTGCATTTAGAAGAACAGCGATGGCTAACTTTACTGTAAGGTTAACAGGTACAGTAAGTGGGTTCTTTATAGCGGCACCAGGTACTAGCATAGATAATGCAAGTACTTTAAGCGGTTGGTTAGATGCAGGATCTACATACGGTGGTTCTGGAACACCAGGTGCTAATACAGGCAACGGTGGTAACGGTTCAAATGGTTGTGCCTTTACATCTGGTGATAGAATACTAGATGGAACAAGTTATAGCAATGATACATTTACATTAACACTTGGAGATCAAAACGGTACCGGAGCATTTGGTAACCAGATTTTAATCAGAATTAAATTAGAGTCAGGCGACTCACTAACAGCATTGAGTATAGAATAATGGCAATATCAGATAGTCAAAAAGTTGATTTACTTTGGAAAAAGGTAGGCTTTGGTAAAGCAAAGACAGATACCAATTCTAATAAATTTGCTCCTAACGAAGCGAATACTAGTGAATTTGTTGTAAAAACAGATCAAATTTGGGCCCAGTCAGGTAGTATACCAGGAGTAATACCTAGTGCAAATTCTAGTATTGTGGAAGTTTATTTGGATTCTGTAAGTGGTGCTTTAGAAACTACTGAGGACACAACTGCTACAGATAATAGAACATGGAAAACAAATGTAACAAATTGGGTAGGCCCAGGGTTCGGTGCAACATATCAGTTAAAAGTATATGCGGCTCCTTCTAGTACTGCTAATGTACAAACTAATGGCACACAGTTGTTTGAAACAGGTTCAGGTAATGATGACCAATGGTACTTTGACTACCAGTCAGGCATACTTAACTTTATTGGAACTAATTTACCCTCATCAATTGGCACCGGCACAAGTAATGTTATTCATGTAGCAGGTGCAAAATATGTTGGTTCGTTTGGACTAAGTGCAGATGCAACAGGAGCCAGTGTAACTTATCGTAAATCTAATTTAGCGGCCGTATATGCAGATACTAATATTAATGAAGGTGATATAATTGAAGTTGCCGCAGATGCTGATGGAGAATACTCTGTTTATCTTGCTAAACAGGATAACCCAACATCAACAGGACATCTAACATTAATAAGTACAAGAGATAGTTCAGGAAGTGACGCCGCAACATTAAGTGCAGACATTACTTTCAATAGTGGTAATGTAACATTGGGTAATGTAAGCTCAGGTTCAAGACCTTTAAGTGTAGTTGTTAATGTTACTTCAGCATTTGATGGGACAACTGAATTAACAGTTGGTGACGACAATGACCCTGACAGATTAATGACTAATTCATATGTAGATCTAAGTGAAACAGGAACATTTACTATCAGTCCAAGTTATGTATATACTAATGCCGTTGATGCAGATAATACTTTAAAAGTTTATGTTACAGCAGGTGACAGTACTTTAGGAAATGCAACAGTATTAGTTAGTTATAACTAAAATAATTCCTCAACATCTATATTACAATATCCAGGGTTTCTATCCCAAACAACAGGCCTATTGTATTTCTTTTCAGTTGTAGATCGTGCATAGTCTTCTGTCCATACTAGTTCTTTTTTATCTAATTTATTATACAAATCAGATAACCAGTATAGTTCTTTCTCATATAAAGAAACATATTTAGAATAAAGTTCTCTATTAAATTCTATCTTCTTTGGTTCTTCCCATTCTGCATGCCAGTCATTATATATTTGTCCCGTCATTTGTAAATATTTTGCAATATAATAACTTTGTATGCATTCATCTAGATTTCTTCTTATAAGAAAAATAGGACGTTCTGTCATTTCTAGAATAGCATCTAATAATATAGGATTGTCACGAGTATAAATGTGATAGGGCATGACCTTTATAATAAACTGTTTTTCTTTGACTAATTTTGATAAAACACTCCTAACATTTAAATTTTTATATTTTTCATGGAATACTTCGCCATGAG